TGACGGAAGACGAAAAGCCACGCGATTCAATCGCCGATTTTGACCAACGCGCCAACGGTCAGCTCGGCGGTCCCGCGATCGAAGGCAAAGTCAACAAGCTCCGCGAGGCGCTCGCCGAACCAGTCCCGGAAGGCAACGACGCGCCGATGGACAAGGTCAAGGCGATGCTCGACCCGCAGGTGCAACAGGTCATCGGGATCGTGCTGCGCGGTCTCCTAGTCTCGGGACCGGGCATCCCGCCGGGCTTGCTTTTTATGTCGGTCGCCCGCGTCGCCGGCGGCCTGATGTCGGACGCGCTCCAAGGCGATATCGGCCCGGTTCTCAGGCTCAGGGCCGACATGAAGAAGGCGTTCGCCGAGGGCGTCGATTCGGTGAAGCCGAGACCGGCCGAGAAGCAGCCGCCGCGCGGGCCGTTAGTGATGGGAATGCCAGCACCGCCGCCGCGGCGGGGCTAGGGCTGGTCTAAAGACCTGACCGCGATGAAGATAGCCGCTCTATTCGTTGACGCCGAGGGCATCTATGCCGGTTTGCCGGACGTGGACCTGTAGCCGGTCGAGCGTGATGCGTGGCTGTACGATGGCCCTTGGTCGGTCGTGGCCCATCCTCCCTGTGAGCGATGGCACCAACTGAGCGCGGTCAATCATAAACGATGGGGCTACAAGATAGACGATGACGACGGATGCTTTGCAGCGGCATTGGCCGCCGTCCGTCGTTGGGGTGGTGTGCTTGAGCATCCCGCCGAATCTCGAGCCTTCAAATTTCATGGATTACCAGAGCCAATAGACGACGGTTGGCAAAGGACAATCGACGGAGATTGGGTTACCGAGATATGGCAATCCTCCTATGGGCATCGCGCCCGCAAGCGGACGTGGTTGCTTTGTGCCGGTATAACTCCGCCACTGCTTAGATGGAGGCGAGTTGCTGGCAAATATCAGATCGGAAAATTCGACCAAAAACTGCCGCTTCTGCCGGATGCAGAGTTGGCAGCAACGCCATTGGCGTTCCGCGATCTTATGATCTCGATCGCCCGCAGTGACAAAATCTGATCGGCCCGCAGGGGATGAACCCCGCGCGAAGATAGGCTAAGGTGCTGTCCGGCGGGAATCGCTCGGAGGGGACGGCGTTGGCAGAGATCACGGTCGGCTCAAGCCTCGGAAACGCCTTAACTGAACTGCTCGAGGCCGAAGACATTGTCCCCGGCGAACAGCCCAGTTACGCCCTTTGCAAAAGCATATTTTTGGCGCATCCGCTCGGCGCGAAGTTGGCCGAACTGCCGATCATCATGGCGCAGTGCCAGAAGCGCGAGATCAGTATTCCCGACAGTCCGGAGGACGACGTCCGGGAGCGGTTCGTCCAGCAATGGGAGGAGGACGGTTTCGACGAGGTTATTTTCAACGTCAAGTCGCTTTCCCGGGTCTACGGCATCGCGTCGGTCGCGCTGGTCTCGGAAAAGCTACCGCCATCTGAACCGCTCGATTTCGACAAGATCGCCGACCTGCCGATCGCGTTCTCGGTTTTCGACCCGCTCAACACGGCGGGCTCGCTCGTTCTCAACCAGAATCCAAACGCCATCGACTTCATGAAAGTGACGACGATCGCCGTCTCCGGCCAGATCTATCATCGGAGCCGGGCGGTCACGGTGATGAACGAGCGGCCGATCTACATCGCCTATACGACTTCGGCGTTCGGCTTCGTCGGCCGGTCGGTCTACCAACGCATCCTCTTTCCGCTGAAATCGTTCGTTCAGTCGATGATCACGGACGATCTGGTGACGAAGAAGGCGGGCGTCTTCATCTTCAAGCTATCGGTCGCCGGCGCCATCATCAACAACATCATGCAGGGAATGGCCGCGCTGAAGCGGTGGTTCCTGAAGGTATCGACCAACGGCAACGTGATCTCGATCGGGACCGAGGAGGAGGTCGAGACGCTGAACATGCAGAACATCGACAAGGCGATGACCACGGCGCGGCAGAACGTGCTGGAGAACATCGCGTCGGGCGCCGCCATGCCGGCGATCTTGCTGAAGGAGGAAACCTTCGCGGAGGGCTTCGGCGAGGGCACCGAGGACGCGAAGCAGGTCGCGCGCTGGGTCGACCGCATGCGCGTCGAGATGCTGCCGCTCTACGTCTACTTCAACAAGATCTGCATGCACCGGGCGTGGAACCGGCAGTTCTACGAAATCATCCAGAAGAAGTATCCGGCTTGGGCCGACGTTACCTACGAGGAGGCGTTCTACCGCTGGTCAGTGTCGTTCAAGGCGATCTGGCCGAATCTGCTTACCGAACCCGATTCGGAGAAGGTCAAGAGCGCGGACGTGAAGTTGAAGGCGATCATCGCGACCATCGAGGTCTTGATGCCCGCGCTCGATCCGGAGAACAAGGCCATCATCATCCAGTGGCTTCAAGACAACATCAACGACGACAAGTACATGTTCCAAAACCCGCTTTCCTTCGACTTCGACAAGCTGCGCGAATATGTGCCGCCGCAGCCGCTCGAAGAGCCAAAAGAACCGAGGCCGTTTGCGGCCCAGGATTCGGCGGATCGGCATCGCCGGGCGCTTGATCGTTATTCGGACGCAGCCGCTGAGTTGGTGGAGATGTTGGAAAAGCGGGAACGCCCGCGACTCGCGCCTCCGAAGCCGGGGAACGGCTCCCGCTCCAGGGTGCCGTCGTGATCCGGGGCGCGCTCGCCGGGATGGGCATCGCCATCGTGACGACGGCCTCGGTCGCCGCGCGCGACGACGGCCGCTACGCCGGAATGGACCCGAAGATGCGTCTCTGGTTCAGCCAACTCGCGAGCGGGAAGGGCTTGTGCTGCTCCTTCGCCGACGGCGTGAGCATCCAGGACGTCGACTGGGACACGCAATGCAAAGACGACCTGCTCGGGCGGAAAGAGTGCCGCTACCGCGTGCGCCTGCACGGTGAATGGGTCTACGTCCCGGAGAGCGCCCTGGTGACGGAACCGAATCGCTTCGGCCCGGCCGTGGTGTGGCCGTACATGGACGCAGATGGGGCAACGCAAATCAGATGTTTCATGCCCGGCGCACAGGGATAGCGATGTCGATCGAGGGCGCTCAGCTAAGCCGAATCCTCGACCTCGAACGGCAGGGCTTTATCGAACGGTCGACGCACGGTAGGTTCTTGCTGACCGAGAAGGGTTGGTCGGCCCTCTCCGCCGCGGCCGAGCCGCCGCCGCGGAAGCCAACAGGGAGAATCAGCCGTGACGCCTTACGAGCAGAAGAAGCGCGCGTTCCGCGATGGGACGGTCTTTCAGCCCTCCGCCGCGGCCCACCTGTTTGAACCTTCCAGGGCGCTCCATGCCCTGTCCGGTCCCGGTGACCGCGATCGCTTCGAGCGGATGGCGAAGATGATGACGACGATCAGCCTCCGGGGCCGCATCTCGCCCGCCGCGCGCAACGCCATCATCGCCGCGGTTGATCCGAGGAAGCTGCCATGACCGCCCGCCTGAAGACCTTTCAGGAAGTCCTTGACGCTGCGGTCGAGGACATTTTGCAGCATGGCTTTGATTCGGGGGAACGAATCGCGAAGTGGACGCGCGAACTCCGGATCGCGGCCGAGGCCTCGATGATCTCGGCGGTGGCGCTGGAGCAGCAGCTCCGGGAAGGATTGGCGACGATCTACCGGCGTCTCGTCGAGCGCGGCGGGATCGCAAAATATCACCAAGGCGTCGAGCGGTTCACGCTGGAGAAGGTGCGACCTCAACTCCGTGCCGAACTCGACCGGCGGATCGTCGCCTCGTCCGATCTCATCAAGCTCAACCGGGCCGAATCGATCGAGAAGACGCTGCGGCGATTCCAGGGTTGGTCGACGTCGATTCCGCCCGGCGGGGTTTCGGCAGAGGGAAGGCGCGAGGTCAAGCAAAACGTTAAGAAGGCGCTTGCCTCGCTGCCGTATGAAGAACGCCGCGTTGTGATCGATCAATCGGCTAAACTCATCGCCTCAATCAACGATCTCGTTGCCACGGACGGGGGAGCGATAGCGGGAATGTGGCGAAGTATGTGGCGTCAGGCAGGCTATGACGCGAGGCCTGAGCATAAAGCGCGCGACGAGCAAATCTATCTTGTCCGCGATTCGTGGGCGCATCGTGCCGGTTTGGTCAAGAAGAATAGTCGACCTTTCGTCGACGAAATCGAAGCACCGGCGCAACTTCCCTTCTGCTTCCCTGGCGACTCACAGATACCATTCGCTGATAATGTGGAAAAAGCGTATCGGCGTTGGTACAGCGGTGACTTGACCACGATCATTACGGCCTCTGGCAAAACGCTCCGAGCTACACCTAATCACCCAATTCTTACTTCTCATGGATGGGTCCAGATTGGCGCGCTCAATGAAGGCGACGATATGATCGAGATTAGCGATAACATCGTCCGTTCGGTCAACTCGGAAACGAACCAAAATAAGACAGTAACCTGCATTGCAGAGATATTTGCTACGCTCAATAAATTCGGGGTCATTGAGAGGATTGGAGGCTCGTGTAAGCAATTCCACGGCGATGGAACCGCAAGCGATGTCGATGTTGTAGGGACCGCATGGCCATTGAGATTCGGTTTTAATCCCATGCGCCTGCAGGGCTTGCATCACTTCTCGTTCTCCGTAGCCGACCTCTGTCGAACGGCGGCGGGCGCGGTTAAGTTTTTCCTCCAAACTAGCTTTAGCGCCGGTGCGCGCTTTATGTGCTGCCTCAACCAATTTGCGCCGACCATCTTCGCCTTCGCGGGCCATACGGATCAAGTTTGCTTCGGAGCCATTCCGCAGAGGAATATTGAGATGGTGGGCAAGCGCACCGCGCGAAACACACAATCGTTTGGACAAACTCAAGAGACTTTCCCCTTCGAGGTACGAGCGACGCGCATCATCAAGATCGAACGGCGGCAATGGTCTGGGCATGTCTATAATCTCCAAACCGAATCAGGCTGGTTTGTTGCCGATGGCATTATCGTCCATAATTGCCGTTGTTCCTACAGATTTTTATACGCGCTCCGGGATTTGCCAGACGACATGCTCACGGCGAAGGGCAAGGCGTGGCTCGCGAATGCGCGCATAGTCTCTGCGGCCCGGGCGGATGATGCGGCGAGCGGGCTCGACCTCGTCCACTCAGAGATCTTCCGCAAGGCGCTGCGGCGCGACGCGCTCGGATATTTCGTCGGGGTGACCGATGTTCGCTTCGTGGATGATCGCGACGCTTGGCACGCTTCCTACGAATCGGACGATGACAGCGTCGAAATCCAGCGGAAATTCGATCAACTCCCGGCGATGGACCGCGTCCAAATCCTCCTTCATGAGGCCGGCCACCGCGGGCAGGAGATCGACCCTGGGACCTACGCCGAGTTCAAGCGTCGGCACCTGAACAAGATCGGTTCGTTCCTCGAGATGGCGAACCGGATACATCTCGATGATCTCCGCCGCCGCGGTAAGGTCGATAGCGTCGCTTCGGAAGTCTTCGCGGAAAGCTATGCGCGATTCATGCTGAAGCTGCCGCTCCCGGCCGAACTGGCGCAATTCTGGGAGGAGCGGATGACGATTCGGCCAGCGGTCGGGATCGAAGCGGAGCGACGACGACTGATGCGGCGTCTCGAAGCCATAGGATAGACTTTAGATAAAGATTTCTCTATACTCGCGCTCTAAAGACCAGTCTGAGGAACAAATGAACGCAAGGGGCGACTGGATACAGACGGCGCTAGGCGGCCAGTTTTGGCCGATTGATCCTCGGTCGAGCGAGATCGAACCGCAGGATGTCGCCCATGCCTTATCGCTTCAGTGTCGGCGCAAGCGTTTGACAAACGCCCTCGAGGCGCACATTTTCCGGTTCGAAAAGTCGCCCCGCCGCTCCGAACTGTCGCCGGATGGCGTGCGTTCTACGGGATTCCCGTGGATAGGACGGTGGGGCGCAATCTTTTTATCTAAACTCCCACACATCGTCGATTTTCGGCCTTAGCATTTCAGTTGAGCAGCCAAGTTTTATTTTTGATTGGCCACTGCGGCTTCGGTGGTCACTGTCTCAGGTTCTACAGCGTGGCAGAACATTCCGTATTGTTGGCGCGCAAGGTATCAGCCGAGAATAGGCTTTGGGCGCTCCTGCGTGACGCCAGCGAGGCATATTTGGTGGACGTGCCACGCCCGCTAAAACCGTTTCTCGTCGGCTATCGTGAAGCCGAAGAAAAAATCATGCGCGCGGTTTGTGAGCGGTTTGGTCTACTCGCAGAAATGCCAGCAGAAGTGAAGGAATTGGATACGCGCATCCTGACCGATGAGATGCAGCAGAACATGGCGCCGCCGCCCATAGCATGGAGCACAGCCGCCGAGCCTGTTGGGGTTAAGCTTCAATTCTGGTCGCCACCGAGAGCGAAGCGGGAATTTCTCGCAGAGCTTTCTCGCAGTGACAAAATCTGACTGGCTCGCTCTCCTCAACCGATTCGTGACGAATCCCGCAGACGTGCTATAGGTGGCGTGCGTCTTCTAATCCATTCCAACAGGGGAGAATCATCCTATGTCAGTCTCGCATGCGAAGGACGAAGCTCGCAAAGCTAGTCAGCTCGATCAAATCCATACTCGTTTGTTAGATTTGGCCGATACGTTCGAGAAACATGCCGCTCGACTTGAAGGTCTTACCGACAAGTTAGTTGGCGCTCCAAAGAACGTTGAAGGAAAGGCATTATTGAAGGAAGCCGGTGTTGGGGGTCTCGTCAGCGATTTAACGGATCAAGTCGATAGACTTTCCCGCCTGAGCGACCGAATCTATGAAGTCGGCTCGCGGCTCGACGGAGCAATCTAATCCGCGCTTTTGTGAATCACGCGGTTAAATGTTATAACAAGCCCCGGCTAGTACCGGGGCTTGTCATTTTCGTGGAAAGGTAAACCGTGCGCGAGCTTCGATTAACCGACGGCGAGTTGCAGAAGCTCATCGCGTCGGCGCTCCGCCGCAAGCTCGCCAAGGCCGGTTTCAAGACCGGGACGCCGAGCGACGCCAGCAGCGCCTTCTACTTCCCGCTCAATCTCCAACTTTGCGGCGACGTTTCCGTGGTCCGCTACGAAGACGGAACCTGGGTTTTCACACAGGACGACGCCGTGATCGCCGACCGCCTCGCGGAGACTTTCATCTTGCACGCCGTTGCGATCGAGACGATGGGATTGGGAGGGAAGCGATGCCGTTAACAGCCAAAGGCGAGACGATCAAGGCTGCGCTCCAGAAGGAGTACGGCACTGAGAAGGGTGAGCGCGTTCTCTACGCGGGGAAGAACAAGGGAACGTTCAAGGGCATCGACGACGATGAAGCCGGAGCTATCCTCGACGCCGTCAAGACGATCTGCGACGGCATCACGCGGCTTCACATGCGGATGGATGCCCGCTGCGCCCGCATGGATGCTGAGTCGTTTTCAACGCCACTTTTCAATGCGGATGAGCACATGCGCCTCCACGCGAAAGCGAAGACGCTCCGGGCCGACGAAGGCGCGCGCCCGAACATGAATGAGTTCGCAAAATTGGCCGATGCCGGAAAGGCAAAGCGAGACATGACGCCAGAAGACTGGAAGGGCATCGAGAAGTTCATCAGCGAGGAAAAGCGCGAACCGGAGCACAAAGAGTGATCCGCGGCGCTGGCATACTTTTTTTGTCGTTGAACGGAACGGCGCTCTTTCTCCGCCGCAGCGCGGCCTCGCAAGATTTCGCCGGATACTGGGATCTGCCCGGCGGCGGGCAAGATGGTGACGAATCGACCGAACAGACCGCGATCCGAGAAACCCGCGAAGAGATTGGTTTCCTGCCGGAGGGGGTGCGGTCGCTCCTGACCCGGCAGAAAGGGGCGCCCGTTGCCGACCTCAACGGTGGTGCCGGATCGGCGACCGCGGCGGTCCCTGTTACGCCGCCCGCTGCTCCGGCACCGGCTCCCCCCGCAAGCGCGATCGCGGCTGGTCCGATGGGGGCGCCGGGCGTGGACTATTCCACGTTTTTGCAAAAAGTGACGAATGAGTTCACGCCGGAACTGAACGACGAACACGATGGCTGGGCATGGGTCCCGGTCGCCTCGCCGCCGGCGCCGCTTCATCCAGGCTGCTCGATCGCGCTCGAACGACTCACCATGAACGAGCTCGGCATCGCGCGCGCCATCGCCGCGAATCGGCTGACGTCTCCGCAGCGTTACGAGAACATGTGGCTGGTGGCGATCCGAATCACTGGGACCGGATACGCCTATCGGCCGAAGCTAAAGGAGTTCGTCTTCCGCGATCCGAAGATATGGCTGAACGACGAAGCCTTGGCGCGCTGTAACGGTCTCACGGTAATCTACAAGCATCCCAAGGGGCAGCTCCTGGACTCCGACGAGTTCGCCGAAAGAGTTGTGGGGAGCATCTTTCTGCCGTACATTGGCGGCGAAAAGGGCGACGAGGTCTGGGGAATCGCCAAGGTCTACGACGAAGAGGCTGGCCGAGAACTTGAAGATGGCCAGCTATCGACATCGCCGGCGGTCTACTTCCACGATCTCAGCGTCAACCAGAAGCTCACCCTGGAGAACGGAGCGAAGCTGCTGGTCGAGGGCGATCCTAGCCTTTTGGATCACGTCGCGTTGTGTTCGCGCGGCGTTTGGGATAAAGGTGACGAGATTAGTGGCGTTCGATCCGAATCGAGAGAGGACTCAGCGATGACCCCTGAAGAGGAAGCTGCCGCGAAGAAGGCCGCCGACGACGCCGCGAAGCGAGACGATAAAGCGCGCGACGACAAAGCCAAAGACGACGCCGCGCGCAAAGATGCCGACGCTGGCAAGAACCTCGACGACAAGCTCTCCGAAATCTCGGGCTATCTCGGCAAGATGGCGGACGCCGTCTCGCACCTCGGCCGCCGCATGGATTCGATGGAGGAGAAGGACAAGGCTCGCGACGACGCCCGCCGCAAGGACGACGCGGCGAAGAAAGACGCCGAAGACAAGGACAAGGGCGAGGCCGAGAAGCTCGCCGCCGATAAGGCCAAGAAGGACGCCGAGGACAAGGAAAAAGAGGAAAAGGAAAAGGCCGACAAGGCGAAGAAGGATGCCGCGATGGCCGATAGCGCCGACGTCAAACGCCAACTCGACGAACTTTCCAAGCTCGTGCGCCCGCTCGCCGACGACGAGCACGCCGCGCTCGCCGACGCCTGGACCGAGGCCGACCGCGTCTACCCGTTGCTCGGCAAGCAGACGCCGCGCCCGATCCCGGGTGAGACCTCGAAGCAGTTCCGGCGCCGCACCACGCTTGATCTTCAAGTCCTCAGCCCGCGGTGGAAGGGCGTTGACCTTAAGTCGGCCGCTTTCGCCGACGATGCCGCATTCAACGTCGCTTCCGGACAGATTCTCGAGGATTCCATCGTCGCGGCGCGCGATCCCACGAACATCGGGGTCGACGTACTACGCATGGTCGAGCGGGTCGAGGGCGGCCACACCTATCGCGACTTCTACGGCCAGCCTTCGACTTGGATGAGCCAATTCGCCGGGCAGACCGGACGCGCGGCGAAGGCGCCTGGCGCGAACTTCTTCAAGCGAAACGTCACTCAGCATTGAGGTCGAGCGCCGAGCGATGGAGGTAAAAACAGGGGAACGGTCGTTGAACATCAGGAGATGAGGCCGCAATGAGCGCGAACGTCACGATTGCTCCCTATCAGACGACCGTCGGCAACGCCGGGCTTTTCAACGTTAGCTCCGTCGGACTTCGGCAGGGCACCGCCTATCCCGATCCGTCTTCACGCTGGCGGCTGCGCGGCGGCATCCTCGCCAATAGTGAGACGCTTCCGATGTGGGGCGGCGTCGGCGTCTACATGAACGTGCCGAATCGCGGCAGTGGCAATACCGGCCCCAGCACGACGCTCGGCGTCCAAATGGGGCGCGCGACCGCGCTGACGGGCGGCTCCAAGAACCTTGCCGGGTTCTCCGTCTTCGACCAGGCCTACGCGATGATCACGTCGCCGCAATCGCCAGTCCCGCTGGCCGGTTCCCTCAATCACGTCAACGCCTATGCCTTCGGTTCCCAGGCCCGCATCGCAGTCGCCTGCGACCCGATCCTCGCCAACCTCGAAGGCGGACCGATCGGTGCGTCGGTCTCTTGGGATTTCGTCAACCAAGTGCTCGTGCCGTACCTCGCCGCTTACACGGTCAATTCGACGGGTAGCGCCTACAACAATACCAGCGGTATCGTTTCGCTGACGCTGACGACCGCCTACGGCGGATCGCCCGGCGATTCGATTGTCGTCTCGTCCTTGACTGGCAGCTCCATCAGCGGACAGAACGGCACCTACACGGTGCTATCGGTTTCCGGTGACGTGATCACCTATCAGGCGGCCGCATCTTTGGGTGCCACCACCATTACCGGCGGCACGGTAACGCCGGGCTCCGGCTCGGACGTCGCGATCCCGGTCGAGGTTCTCGACGTCCAAGTGACGAACTGCGAGACGGTCGTCTACAATCCGACGACCGGGTTTGCGACTTGGAATTTCAACGGCGCGTGCGCCGTGATTCAGATCTGAGAAGGAGGATCAACCGTGGGGATTCAAGCCGACGCATATATCACGGTGAACCCTTCGTTCATCGAGCCCGAGCTTATACTTCAATACAGCCAAGTCAGTGGCTTCCTCGATCTCATGGCCGACCAGCAGCTTCGCGTCCGGCTCGCCGAGGATGATTTGGTGGTCTACATGAAGCAGCTCAATCTCCGCACCAAGATGGCGGCGGGGCAGGCTTCCTACAACGAACTTCCCGGCGTGGACATCATGGCGACGATGTTCTCGACCGCGACTTACTTGCTGCAAGTTCGCGCAGAGTGGAACCACCATGATGTCGCGGCCGGCGGTCGCTGGGGCTTCGCGGTCCCGGAAGCCTACCGCCTCGGCGGCCGGCAGGGTCACTTCCAGCTTGCCAGAGATGCTGCGCTCTTCGGCTTCAATCCTCAGATCGGCGAGGGAATCGTCAATGCGCCGGGTACCACCACGGTGCCGCTGCCGCCGGACACCAACGGCAACGACACTGTCGTGACCTATGACAACGGCGAGATGGCGTTCTTCGTAGCATCGCAGGTCCTCGCATTGAAGCAGCGGACCTACCAACTCGGTATGGGTCGGTTGTTCTGCATCCTCGGCCCGCAGCGGA